TGCGAGATCTTTAACCATTTGCTCAGTAGGGGCACCAATATTCATAGCCGTTTTGAGCTGTTTAAGAGTTTCCTTATTCTGTTCAATGGCCTGAGCAGTTTTTTCAGATTGTTCTTTAAGTTGTCTGAAGCCTGAAATTTTGCGTTGTTGGGCTTCTAGTGCCTTTAGTTCAGATGAAGTCTTTTTAAAGGCATCTGATAAGGTTTTAGAGCCACCAACGATTGTTTTTATAGGGCCAGATAATTTATCAACTGCATTAAATAGGACTTCTAATTTTAAATCTGCCATTGGTGGACTCTAATTAGTTAGTTTGATTTCTTTTGATTGCTCTACGATGCCATTTACTCAATTCAACAATATCCATGTCATCATAGGTACTTGGTGGCCAATGGAAGATGACGGCAATATTAGCTATTGCCTCATCTACATCATCGACCAGCTCTAAGCTGTCTGAGCCTTGATTTCCTTCTGTAAGGCTTTCGGGTACAAAAAAGTGACCAAATGCCCTCCTAAATTGGCAAAATCTACAGGGTCCATTTGGTAGATCTGCTGAGGTGTCAGTGCTGGTGAAGTAACGCGTGGTAGTACTTTACAAAGAGCATCTACATCATGCTGGTAAATAGCCTGAAGACTGGTACCACTTAATGCTTTTACACCTGGTTTACGGATGGTGACTTGAGTAATCATCTGGTCGCCCATACGAATTGGCTCTTCTAAAGTCACCACTTCTTCATTTGGGTTTTTAATTTGTTCCTGGTTAATCGCTTGATCAATTTGATTCATTTGGAAATATCCTAAAAGTTAAATAAAAAACCTTCTGCAGTACTGGACTACAGAAGGGAAGGAAACTTAAATAATGCCTAAGATGTTGCGTTGTTTTTCAAGACGATCTACGCCACCGATCACTTCTTTCATGCCAAGAATGTCAATTTCGACTTCAACAACCCCATTCACTGTCAGCTTATAGTAAACACAGTTGGTCACGACTTTATGTTCTGTGTCTTCGCCAGGTGTTGATTCACCACCATCAATTTCTTCATGACGGCCTTTAACAACTACTTCTACGGCATCATATTCGCTATCGTCATCGCGCTGGTATGCCCCAGCAAAACGGAGATAAACACCGTCAATTTTTTCCATACCAAATTGACGGAGTGTCAGAAGATCTAAACCACCATAAGTTGATTCAAGCACTAACCCATCATCGGACATGCCTAAATCGACTTTTACAGTCCCGTTCATACCACCGCCACGGTAGTCTTCAGTTTTACGCGCTAACTTGGGTAAAGTCACAGTTTTAACTTTGCCCAAGTAGCTATTCCCTTCATTGAAGAAGTTCATATTTTTTAATTTTGGAGGTAAAGCCATGCGTTAAGCTCCTTAAGCTTTTACAGATGCAGCAAAGTTAGCGAGATAGCGATCAGTGATACGTTGTCTGAAGGTCAAATCTTCAAGAGGTGGGACAGGGGTGTAATCGTAATCAGTGGCCAATTTACCCACTTTCAACGTATCTGGAGTATTTGCTTCCGGATCGAACCAGGCGTCACCACCAATGAGGTATTTATTACGCGTTAGTTCACGAAGCTTGGCTTTTTGACCTTCGATAATGTCTGTGGCCAATGAACCATGAAGTGGTAAATCGTTTGCCCACATATGTGCTTCAGCCATGGTGTCGGCCAACACTTGAGCAGTACGCGTATAGTTTTCAAAAGCAAATAAAGGATCGTCTGAACAAGTACGAGATCCCCAGAAACGAAAGCCTTCATGTTGAATGAGGGTTGTAACTTCATTGCTGTTGAGATAGCCAGCATCAGTTGCTGGGTCTTGCAGGTCCCAAGTCACATCAGCATCAATGCCAGTAACACCTGATACTGCAACGTTTGAAAGGGTTTTATGCCAGCCGATTTCGTTATCAATTTTTGCGCGTAATCCCATAGCAACAGCAACAGCTGGTACGGTTTCTGTTTGAGCAGTTGTGGTATTAAATGCTACAAAATTTGGCCAAATGATCATAAGTTCACGTGCAGCAAAGGCTTCACGATATGCAACTGCTTCTTCTTTGGTTTTACAGCCCCATGCATACGCATAAGCCATAGCACGCAACTTCTTAGCAATAACAACTAACTCAGTGGCCACAGCCTGAGTATCAAGCCCTGGTGCACCTAAAATACGTGGCTGAACACCTAATTTAGATTTGGCAACGAGAAGGGCTTTAAGGCCGGTATATTTTCCTTCAGCAGTTACGGTTCCAACGACGTTTGCAGTTTGAGCTGCTTCATCAACTGCAGTAGGTACACGGACCACGACACAAATAGCGTTGGTTTGGTTGGCCATATTTTGAAGTGCTTTTGCTAATGTTCCGTTTTTCCCGGCTTTAGCTACTGCAGCTTGTATATTTGTAATTAGTACTGCTTGATTTTCTGGAAATACTAATGGGTCTGCATCATCTGCAGTTGCAACAAAGCCCGGAATAGCAGTTGCAATGGTTCGAATTGGCCGGATCCCATCATTGAGTTCAAGGACACGGATTCCGTGGTGGTATTGATCTATAGCCATAAAAAAGCCTGTTAATTGAGGTTTTAATTCAACAAACAGGCTTGCATGACTAAATCAAAAGTGTAAGTTTCTTGGTCTGTGAAAATGGTTTTTACATATGAATCATTTGGGTGGAATTAGCTCACTTGGCAAGAACATATTCAATATTTTTATAAAAAGACTGAAACTTTCCACGGAAAATCAGCAGTAGTAACATCTATGGAGTTAGAGTTAAATAGTCTTATCACAACTCGATCCAAGTCATTTGAATCAATATAACAACTCCATAATAATCCAGCCCCGATATTGCCGACTGGGTTAACAACAACAGTGTTATTTGCAGAGCTTAAGCCTAGCTGTAACAATGAGAGAGATTTCTCAACAGACCTTCCGGCAGGAATGGTTCCAAAATTTAAAACAACATTATCTCTTGGAAATATGGGCTGAAAAGTACCTTTACCTTTTCTTAAAAATAGTTTGTCAGGGTAGTAAATATTTTGGTCTGCTGTAGAGTTACCGAGAATATACTCAAATTTATTATTAGCTGTATGCGTGAATGTTAATTTTCCTGAATATTGACCATTTTCATTTTGGACAACTACATTCTGAAATTTTCCGTATTTGATTACTCTCGTTCCATTTGCACTTGGTATATATGAAACTTCATTTGAGTCTCCAGCTTCATCTTTCCAATTTATATGTGACATATTGGTATAAAATATTCTAGAACCTTTCAAAGTATCCTTATGCCAACAACCAGCACCATATTCTGTATAAATTGTTAAATTATTATAATTACCTGAAAGAACGACATCATATTTGTCATCATTCACAAGGTCTGCTCCATTCCCTTGTGAAATAATCGTTCCAAAATGATTACCCGAATTGTAAGATGGATTTACTAAACTATGATCCATGAAAAATCCTGATCTTTTATTACCAGTACATTCAAGCCATAATTGAGCTGCCTTGTTATCACCAGGTGCATCTGGTGTAAAAAGCACTCCTTTACCTTTATTATATCTAGATCGAATTATAAATCTTGAAAGGTTACCTTTTTTAAAAACAAAGCCATTACCGCCATGATACTCAGTTAAAACATTCAATATTAATTTTCTATCTGAATTATCTGCAATAATTCCATCACTTTGATCGTTATCAAGATAACCCTCAGGACTGACCGTTAAATCTCTTAATGAACCACCTAAAATTATTACTGAACAAGGCTTTAACTTTTGAAGCCATGTATTTGAAATACCCTGTCCAAATGTATGGCATCTAAATGTAATATCTTCAGAATAACCAAAGATTCCAGAAGGAATTTTAAGACCCATCTTTAAGTTAAACGCATCTGTTTCTGCTTGTTTAATTGCTTTAGTCCAGTCTTTTCCTTCAGCTAAAAAGATATAGTCCTTTAGATCTAAATAATCTTTATTTTTATCACGTTGAAAACGCCCTTCGGCAGTTAGAATTGTATTATCAGAACGTTGTTTGGGAGCCCATGTCATTAGGGTCAGGCTGTATTCAAACTCTCCCATTCCCGTGACGTAGACTATTTGTTTATCTTGAGGGTTCTCAATGTCATTCAGAGAGTTAAGGTTATCTACATAACGTATTTGTTCTTTCACTAATGAATCAGCATGATTCATCGCTTCTAGTTTGGCTTCTTCTACAGATTGTAAGGTTGCCATTACAACTGAGGCATCGATTTTTAATTCAAAATTGGCCGTATTATCAATTTGCAGAACAATACGAATTGTTTTGATTTGAGCAGTACCTTGATCCCCCGAAGGCTTATATGTTGGTGGATAATTGGCATAAGCCACCATAACATCCTCTGCCCACAGGCCAACTTCACGAATATTAAAACCACCTACAGCAGAGGGAATAACACCATCCGCTTCTAACCAGTTAGGATTATCTCTTGAGGGGGCAAGTCGGTTTAACTGGACTCGATAAACTTCATTTATCATCTGAGTGAATGAAGCATCAGGAATAGGTAAATCCCCACCACCGTCACCAAAAGACATATGAGTAATACCTAATTTAGTGCCATTTTGAATTGACTCTCGAAGTAGCTCCAAACCTTTTTCAGTGAAAAGTGAATGATAAAGTGCTGCCATATTTTTATGCTCTATTTGGGATAAATACTGGTTGTTTCGTGCTCATAAAAAGCAAAAATTGGATAGATTAAAGAGTTAGGATCATCTACTTTGGGGTAGATCGTTACGTCTTCACCGCTGTAACAGCCACAGGCAACATTTGTTTCGCCTTCAATATTGATGACATTAATCTCAATACCTTTAAGTTCACGTGTTAACGGCTTTGCATCGTGAAGAAGTTCAACAAGTGTTTTAGAAGTTTTTTCTGTAAGTGCTCTTCCATTCGTTTCTATCGTGATTTGAAATGTGCCTGGTTCATTCATTGGACTTTCCTGCCACCATTCATGAACAGTTAATGAATAACCGAAACTTTCTACAATTGAACGAAGTGCGAAGTTAGTCCCTTTATATGTATGAACTTTGATTGAGTTTTTAATTTGTGCACGTTTGACTTCATCTGGCCAATCATCTTGCCAACGGTCTACTGAAAACTGCCAAGCTAAAATAGATAAGAAATCTGCAGGAGCGTCATCAATACGAATCAAGCTTGATAAGTTGGTATTTAGCTCGGTTGTTTTGGATGTAGTCTCAACAATTTTCTTTTCAAAAGCTGTGGTATTTGGAGGAAGTAAATTCATTATTCATTCCTCACGCTAAGACGAATGGCTGTACAAGAAGCTGCTTGGAAATTATTAAGGTGGATCTCTGCAGTTGGGCTGATAAGCTCTACACGTTCAACACCTGAAACTTTTAAAATAGAATAGAGATCTGAAAAAAAGACACCTTTACCAATTCGCTTTGGTTCTTTGGTATAAGCAACAGTATTAGCTTGAGCTGCTGATAAAACTGGATCTGTTTCAGGCACATTTTTAGTGACAAGAACAGCTTCTATTTCATAACTGACAATTTCTGCGGATTGGACTTGTACTCGATCACCTGTAGGACGCTTTTTTTCAGCAGAAACATAGTTATAAACAATCTTATTTAGTTCCTCAGTAGATGCATTATTCTCTGTATCACGCTGGAGAATTGTTAAAAGAGCATGGGCTGGAGCTGGTGAACTGCATTTAACATGTGAAACACGGCTATCTGCTGAAAGCGTATGAAATTCATACGCTGATTCTGGGCCAGCAGTACTTAATGCATCTAATTTCTTTTGAATACGATAACGAAAATCTTCATCTTCTTCATAAACTGCAGGGGCTGGTGGTGTGACAGAATTATCTGCTGGTGTAATCACCAAACGTTTTACATCAAAATTTGCTCCCCAAACATCCAAGTCATTTCCTTTAGCAAATGCAAGTTGAGTGGCCAGAGCTTTTTCATTGATTTGATTACGCAATATCATTTCACGGTAAGCATTTTCTTGTAAAAGCTTGGTGACTGGTTCACTTTCACGACTCAAAGTTTTACGAACATCTTCTTGTTCATCTTCTGGATGAAGTGAAATAAAATACTCTTTTCGTTCTGAAAAAATTGCTTCATAGTCAATTACATCAACAAAATTTGGCTTTGGTAAAGAATTAAAATCAACACTCATAAGGCAGATCCAATTGAAAGGGGAATACTTAAAGAGGCCTGCTTATTGCTATCGACCAGACTGCAATCCATATCTAAAAAATATGAACCTTCTTCATCATTGACCAATGAAACTGAATTAAGAATGATTCTGTCCTCCCACCGTAAAAGAGCAGTAGCTGTGGCGGCATATAACTGCAGAGTGGCAATTTCATCAAAAGGGGAATCGATTAATTGATAGATCAAAGAACCATATTCTCGACGCATGATTCTTGTGCCAACTGGTGTGGTTAGAATGTCCTGGACAGATTGACGGATATGATCTAACTCAGTTTCAAGCTTTCGGCCATTTTCACGTGACATCATGGAATTGGCCCTCCAGATTCTCCATCTCCAGGTTGAACACCAGATGTTTTGTGATTTTTGAGACTAATGTCTCCAGCTTTAACATCTGCTTCAGTACTAAATGCCCCAGTTGAATGACTACTACCTTGAACGAGCTGGCTGCCCATAACGGTGTGGTTTCCCGTCATGGCAGTACTTCCATTGATCTGAAGATTTCCATTGATGGTGGTG